ATATTTTTTTAATATATATATAACTTTATATTACTTTTAAAGGTGGTGTTAAAATGCTGCAAACTTTAAATATTACTGTTCCAGTACCAGACACACATGTGATTATTACTAAGCTTGAATATGAAAAGTTAAAAGATAATCAACCAATGAACATGACATTAAAAGAAGTAGCAGAATATTGTCAACAAACAAAAGGTTGGATAGTCAAAAATATCATTCAAGATAATTATTTCAGAAGAAAAATAGAGCCGTTTTCACAGTTTGTTAATGAAGATGGAAAAGGAAAATATTTATTTCATAGAGAGAAAATGAAGAAGTTTTTAAATGATTATGATGAAGAAATAAAAGCGAGAACTCGTTAAACATCAATAAAGTATACCTAATCACAATGAGATTAGGAATACTTGTTTAAAATAGTCTTTTTAAGAGGTTGAATAATTTAAATTTATTTTTCTTCAGCTGGTACAAGAGCTATTGAATCAACGAATTCATACTTTAATATTACATCATTCAAGTGATAATTTTGATTTCCAATAATTAATACAGGATTAACTAAAAAGAAATAGTCATCCTTATTTTCAATTTCTTTGAAAAATTTGTTGATTTAAATCTTATTACCTCATTCAGTGTAGATGGATCTAATGGTTTTCCAATGTAAGTAACTCCATTAACAGTAACAAGTATCTCTGATTTAGTTTCTGAAGCAAAATTTAGATATTTAAGAATAAAATTTTTGTTCACATTAACACTCCTTCTTGTCGCATTAGCGATAAGGCAATTATACATGGGCAATGTAAATTTATTGTGAAGATTAAAAGTAAATTCTTTAAAGGAGGTGAGGGTATCATGAGCAAATCATTTATTTCATTCGTCATTGCTAATTTGGTTTTTGTAACCATGTCAATTTTATTAGCACTGATTGGATTATATTTCACAACTGCTATTGGTACTGCTGCACTACTATCTATCATAACTTTTCTTTTATATGATAATTATTTCTTTCAAGAAATAAAAAAGACCGTTAAGCACGGCAATGCTTAACAGTCTAATAAAACAAAAAACCAACTAAATTATAACAACATTGGAGGATTGCAACAATGACTATAGAAGAATTTATAAACAGTATTAACAGAGTTAAAGAAATGATATTTGAAAAAGATAATGAGAAAACAACAGAAATCAAATAGCATGGAAATTAAATTATTTGAACACCAAGAAAAAGCACTAGAACAAACTGAGCAATTTAATAGAGTAGCGTATTACTTAGATATGGGATTAGGTAAAACCTTTGTTGGCTCAGAAAAGTTGTGGGAATTAAATACCCCCTATAATTTAGTGATTTGCCAAAAATCTAAACTAGAGGATTGGTATCAACATTTTAAAAAGTATTATTCAGATGATTATAAAGTGATTTTATTTGATAGAGAAAAGCTCGAGTATATAGAAGAAAATTCAATTTTAATTATTAACTATGAAAAAGCAATCGTGAGACCTGAACTCAAAAAGATACGTAATTTCACATTACTTTTAGATGAGTCTCAATATATTAAAAATCCTAAATCACAACGCACTAAATTAATTATGAATGAACTAAAACCAAATAACGTTATTCTTTTAAGTGGTACTCCGATTGATGGTAAATATGAAGAATTACTTACTCAAATTAATTTATTAGGTTGGAAGATAAAAGAGAAGATGTTTCTATCTCACTATACATATAGAGAGTGGGACGAAAAAGAACTGAAATATAAAATTATCGGCTACAAAAATATAGATAGATTAAAGCGAAAATTAAGAAATTACGGTTGTGTTTTTATGAAAACAGAAGAGGTTTTTGATTTACCAAAACAAACTAATATTTTCTTAAAACCAAAAAAGACTAAAGCATATGATGAATTTATTCGTGAAGGCATTGTTGAATTAGAAGATAGAACGCTTATCGCAGAAACAGTGTCAGTAGGAACTATGAACGCTAGATTGTTATGTACTGCATTTAACCAAAATAAGTTATCAATGTTGAAAGATTTATTAGAAAGCACTGAAGATAGGTTGATTATTTTCTATCAATATAATTTAGAAAAAGAAGCTATTGGTAACTTAGCTAAAGAGTTAAACAAACCAATATCTTATATTAATGGTGATTTAGTTGATAAAAACGCCTATGAGAATAAAAAGAACAGCATAACGTTAGTCCAATATCAAAGTGGTAGTTTTGGACATAATTTACAAAAAGCCAACAAAATAATCTTTTTTGGATTACCAAACAGAGTTTCTTTCTTTGAACAAAGTCGAAAAAGGACACATAGAATTGGACAAGAGAGACCGTGTTTTTATTATTATATGCTAACGCTAGGCACGTACGAATGGAAGAATTATCAAACTTTAGTAGACGGTAAAGATTACAACGATGAACTATTTAAGGAGGAATGAGAATGATTGAAAATCTTAATTTAAGATATACCGAAGATATTTTTAATAATACAAATTGGATTAATAAAGACGGTGAAATTTTAGATCCTATCTCAATGGAGGAAGGACACATACAAAATACATTGCGTCTTTTATATAGAAACCGTGATCAACTTTGGTTAGGTTGTAGAGATTTTACATTAATAGATGTATATCTAAATGGTGAAGACTTCTTTCAAAAAGTTATACGCAAATCTACTTTATGGAAATCATTAATTAAAGCATTAAATAAACCTTCTACATCATTTAACTTTGATTATGAAGGTGGTTCCATTGACTAAAACATATAAGAATGAAGCAGCGTTTCAAAATGATGTCATGCAATTTTTAAAGCATAATCCTAATGCGTTTGCAGTTAAATATTGGGCAGGTAATAAGTTTACAGTAAATGGTATTCCTGATGTACTGGCTTGTATTAATGGTGTATTTCATGGCATAGAACTTAAAACAAATACTGGTGTTGTGAGAGGTATTCAAAAAGAGAGAATGAAACAAATCAAGTTAGCAGGTGGAGAAGCTTATGTTTTACGTCCGAAAGATTTTGAAGAATGGAAAAGGACGTGGTTTTAATGCAATTCAGTTATTCAAGAGTTGATTTGTTTAAACGTTGTCCATATCACTTCAAATTACGATATATAGATAGGCTTACAGAATTACCAAACTATGAAGCTAATAGTCCACTTATTGTTGGTCATGCACTTCACACCGGAATTGAAAAAGGTAAAAAAGCCATGCTGAAAGAGTTTTATAACGCTTTTCCACTAGTGACTAATGATGTGATTAATGAAGCCATTAAGTTAGAACATAATTTAGAAAAAGCTGAAGAATGGTTAAGTGATTTTAATAACAGCTTTAGCTTCACTGGTGGTTATGAATTTATACATGAGTATGAAATAAATAAACCTGAATTTATTGGTTTTGTCGATTTAATCGTAAAAAGAAAAGGTACGAATGATATTGCAATCATTGACTTTAAATACAGTAATGCGATTGAAAAATATAAAGAATCACCTCAATTACAAATATATAAGTACTATCTTGAACAAGAGGGATATAACGTTATAGCAATGGGTTATTTATTCTTACCTAAAACAAGCATTAGACAAAAGAAAGATGAAGACTTAATACAATTTAGAAAAAGATTAAATGTAACTATGAGAAAGCTTAAAACTACATGTTTAAAAATAGAACCTCAAGAAATGGAAATTATCTACTTCTTAAATCAATGTAGAGAAATTAAAGAAGCTATTCAAGAAAAAACTTTTAACTGGATTAAAAACCCTAACGATGAATGTTTTGCATGTAATCCTAGATTTGCACCAGAGTATTTAGAACAACTAAGAGATGATAAAGGAGAATTAATAATGACATTACCTAAAAATATAAGACGAGAAAAGAAAATTGATGAACGACCTGACTTTTGGATATACGGAGATTCATATGTAGGAAAATCAACATTTGTAGATCAATTTGACGATTTGCTATTTTTAAACACTGACGGAAACACAGATAATACTACATCGCCAGTTATTAATATTAAAGATGAAGTAGTAAAAGAGGGACGCATTACTAAACGTACATTTGCATGGGAACAATTTTTAAATGTAGTAAGTGAACTAGAAACAGATAAAGATAGTGGTTTTAAAGCAATAGCTATTGATTTATTTGAAGATTTAAGAGAACACTGTCGTATTTATGTATTCGATAAGAACGGGTGGGAACACGAGTCTGACGGTGGATATGGTAAAGGTTGGGCAATGGTTAAAACAGAATTTAACAATGCTATCAAACGACTTAAAAATTTAGGTTACCAAATTATTTATATCAGTAAAGAAGTTAAATCAGAAACAACTCTAAAAGGTGGGGCAGTACGTACAAACTTTATACCTAATATTGATGATAAAACTGCCAACTTTACAACAGGCACAGTAGACTTAACAATACGTGCATTTATGAATAGTGACGGTGTAAGACTACTTCAACTATCTAAACAACGCAATGTGTTCGGTGGTGGTCGATTTAACTTCTTAAATGATACATGTGAATTAAGTAAAGATGAATTTATTCAAGAATTAATAAATGCTCAAAAAGCATCACATGCAAAAATCACTGCTAAAACTAAACCAATAAAAGAAGAAATTAAAGAAGATAAATCAGTAAAACAAACTATTAAAGAAGATACTAAAATTACTGAAGAAGTACCACCAGGCGAAACAATTACCGATAAAGAAGAAGTGATTGAAGAGCCTAAAAGAAAAGCAAGAAAAAGAAAATCATCAACTAAAGAAGCAGTAGAAGAAGCTAAAGCTGAAGAAAAAGAAGAAACATTAGATGAAAAACCAAAACGTACTCGTAGAAGTAGACGTAAAAAAACTGAATAATAAATTGGAGTGATTGAAATGAAAAAGGAATTAAACACAACTGAACAACATTTTGCAACAACTAGAAGTGAAGCAGAACGAATTATTGAACAAGCTAGAGATGAAGAAAAAAGTAACTTAACATCACAAAAAATTGATAGTAAAACCAACAAATACGGTGAATATTTTGTAGTTACACTCAAATTTACTTACAACACACCCAAAGACATTATGGCTTACGAATAATATTTATACAAACTCAAAAAGAATAACAACTAGAAGAGGAATGATTTAACTATGACTGAAACAATTAACTGGGATAAATTTGATAAACAAGTAGATAGTGAAGAAATTAAAAGTGCAGTGGAAGATGCTAAAAAGAATGATTTTCCTGATATTCCTGATGGCGAATATGAAGTAGCTCTAGAAGATATGGTACTTAAAACAAGTAAAAATGGCGATCCAATGTTAACAATTACATTTGTAATTTTAGAAGGGGAATTCGCAGATAATAAGATTTGGTATAACGGTGTAATGCAACCAAAGAATGAAAAGGCAATCGGTTTCCAAGTACATAAAAACAATGTGTTATTACGTAGTTTACTTGATTTAGCTGAAGACGATGAGAGTAGAGTATTTTTTAAAGGTTTCAAACAATACAATGATTTAGTACTAGATTTAGCTGAAGAACTTGTCGAAGCAGAATTTGCACTAGAAATTACTACAGATAAAAAAGGATATCAACAATATAAAATAACTGAAGTTTTTGACGTAGAGTAATCAAAATGAAATAGCCCGATTAACGTCGGGCTTTCTCTATAAAAGGAGCGTGATTACAATACTATTTTATGATTTTGAAGTATTTAAATACGATTGGTTAGTTGTGATTATTGATTCAGAAACTAAAGAAACACATGTGATTATTAACGATAAAGAAGAATTAGAACAGTTTTATAAAATTCATAAAGGCGATTTTTGGATTGGTTACAATAGCAGGGATTATGATCAATGGATATTAAAAGGTATATTATCCGGTTTTAATCCTAAAGAAATAAACGATTTTATAATTGTACAAAAGAAAAAAGGTTGGGAATTCTCACGACTGTTACACAAAATTAAATTGCTAAATTATGATGTTCAAACTAGTTTTCATTCCCTTAAACAATTAGAGGGGTTTATGGGCAATGATATTAGAGAAACAACAGTTAACTTTAATATTAGAAAGAAACTTACGCATGAACAGTTAAATGAAGTTGTTAAATATTGTAAACACGATGTACAGCAAACTATTCAAGTTTTTATGAAACGTTTTGAAGAATTCCAATCACATGTTGCTTTAATACAAACTTTTGATTTACCGATGAAAAATATTAGTAAAACAAAAGCTCAATTAAGTGCAATAATACTAGATGCTAAACAACCAAAAGTGAATCGTGATGATGAAATGGAATTCTCAATTCCTAATAACTTGAAAATAAATAAGTATAGAGAAGTCGTTACATTTTATGAAACTACAAGAGATTATGATAAATCACTAAAAACAACTATTGCTGGAGTGACTCATGAATTTGCATGGGGAGGATTACATGGCGCAAGAAAGAATTACTTTGCAAATGGTTATTTTTTAAATGTAGATGTAGCTTCATATTATCCTGCTCTAATGATTGAATACGACTACTTGAGTAGAAATGTACCTAATAAGAAAAAGTACCGTCAAATACGAGATAAACGCCTAGAATTGAAAGCTAAAAAAGATAAAAGACAAGCACCTTTTAAAATCGTACTTAATAGCACTTATGGTGCGATGAAAGATAAATATAACGGGTTGTATGATCCAAGACAAGCGAATAATGTTTGTATCGCAGGAATGCTATTGCTATTAGATTTAATAGAAAAATTAGAGGCACACTGTGAAATTATTCAAAGTAATACAGACGGTATTTTAATTAAAATGAGTAGTTTAAATGACTTTGATTTAATTGATGATATTTGTTTTGAGTGGGAAGAACGCACACACATGGAACTTGAATTTGACCATTTCACACATGTTATTCAGAAAGATGTAAATAACTATATTTTGGTTAACGATAGAAAAAATATTTATAAATCAAAAGGAACTTATGTTAAGAAACTAAATGACCTAGACAATGATTTACCAATAGTTAATAAAGCAGTTGTGAATTACTTTATTAAAAACATACCCGTTGAGAAAACTATTCGTGAATGTGATGAACTTATTCAATTTCAAAAGATAGTTAAAGTGAGTGGGAAATACAAACACGCTTTGTATGGTCATAAAGTGATGAATGAAAGAGTATTTAGAGTGTTTGCTTCTAAAGATAGCAGCGATAAAGCATTGATGAAAGTTAAAAATGATAAACCTGAGAAGATTGGTTATACACCTAATAAATGTTTTATTGATAACAAAAATATTGCTCAGAAAAAAACACCCCCTCATTTAGATAAAGAATGGTATATTGCAATTGCTAAGAAGCGTATTAATGACTTCAAAGGTGAACAGTTTGGCCAACTACAATTAAGTATTTAGGATTAATTTAAATTAATAAACATAAGTCACTAAAACGAGATAATGTTAATCACCCAATGCATTACAATAACGGAAAACCATAAGTGATATATTTTATTGATCAAGTAACTATAAATTATAAAAGCTCATTAGCGTATTATATCGGCAATGTTATTAAGTACGTGAGTAGAGCTACTTTAAAAAATAGTGTGGAAGATTTAAAGAAAACAAAATGGTATTTAGAACGTGCCATTGACAAACGGAAGTGATGTAAAAATGGAATTTAAATTATTAGATAAATATGGAAAAGAAGTAGTCATAGTAAAACGAATAAATCTACATTCATATTCATTAAAAGGGATTAAAGATACACCATTTAGCAATTTAATCATGTTCATTAATCCATGTGAAATACCTGAATATAAAAAACGGTTTAATTTATTTACTCAATTTGAATATGATAGAAAAGTTTGTTCAAAAACAAAATTTGATTATACAGTATTAGATTTGTTAATTAGTGCAAACTTTAACCTTAATAAATTTAATACAGGTAATTTAGATGAAGATGATAAAAGTGATTCAATTGGTAAACATCAATTATCTATGGCAATAGAATTTATTTCTAAAGGCTTAGATTTGAATTCACCAATTGAATTTCATAAGTAGCAGTAAATTATTTGTGTTGTGAATGATATGACTCGTACTTATGTTGGGTAATTAATGATTCGATATTTTTTATAACAATGTCAGATAAACGTTTCATATCTTCTATAGTAAGATTTTCATGTCTTTGATAAGGGTGAGCACCATCATTACCAATCCACGCAATTAAATCAGAAAGCCACTGTGCTTGGGGGAAATTAAGCAATTTAATTCTTTCTGGAAAAGTTTTCTTCTGTAAAGAATTTTCAGTTTTATTTTCAAATTCAATTAAATAATCCCAAACTAGTTGTTCAATAGCTTTTCTATAACCTAATTTTAATAAATAATTTAGATTATGTTTTTCTGCAATATTTAATTGTGAAATGATTTTAATAAATTCTGGTGAATGTTCTTTTAAATTTTGAGAATACCTTTCATCTGAACTCTTATATGAGATATCAACTGGTTCTGAATTATAAATTAAGTTGAAAGGATTTCTATCTTGTTTTTTGTATTGCATTAAAAAATGTTGTTTACATTCATTACAAATAAATATAACTGAAAATAAATCATTATTTTTTTCTAAACCTGAAGATGATTTAACAAAAGGTGTTTGAACTTGTTCGCAATAAGGACATGATTTTGGCAATTTAATATCAATTTTAATTCCTTCAGTTGTAACCTGATTATTAACAGTGATTGGTAATGATAATGTATATTTAGACAAAATTATGCACCTCTCAAATATTAGTAAAAATATTATATCAATTTATAAATATAAGGAGAATGAAAATGAACCAATTAATTAAAAATGTAGAACAATGGAGTATTGACAAAGGTTTAAATAATGGCAATTCAGATAGACAGGCTTTGAAATTTTATGAGGAAGCGGGTGAAGTTGCTGCAGCATTATCACGTAATGATAAAGAAGCCTTAAAAGACGGTATAGGCGATACTGTAGTGACATTAATTATTCTAGCCCAACAACATAATATGAGTTTAGAAGAATGTTTACAGTGCGCCTATGAAGAAATTAAAGGTCGTACTGGTAAGATGATAAACGGAACTTTTGTTAAAGATGAAGATTTGAAGTAATAACGGTGTAAAGTTTTTCAATCTATATCGATAGCTTCGAGCTTTTTAATGTCTTTAGTATAAATTAAAGTTTGCTTTGTAGTTAAGTTTCTAATTGGGTAAATAACTATGAATTCACTGCTTTCTGAGACGATATCAATACCTGGATAAATTTTTCCATCTTCTGTAACTAATAAGGTACTTTTATCATTTTCAAAATTTTTTCTTACAATATCTCTAATAGTAGTACTCATTAGTAAGGTCACTTCCTTTAAATAAATTATATACATTATATCAGAAAACAAAATAATAAAGGAGTAAAAATATGACAGAATTAATATTAATTGTATCGACATTAATTTGTGTAATAAGTTTTTATCAATTTTTGAATACAATGAACAACATCATAGCATATATTTATGTGATTATTTTAATAGTTTCTTTAGCAATTACAGTTTCATTTGCAATTGGTTATAACTATTTAGAATTATTACTTACATTCCTATTTGCACTCGTTTTTATCACAATTGGATATATTAATAAGCGAGTGAAAACCATAAATAAAAAGTGAACAAATTTAATTAATATCCATGAAATTTAAGGCTAGTGTTAAAACTAGCCTTATTTTAGAAAGAAGGTTTATCAATATATGAGTAAAGACGAAACTTATCAAACTAATTATGACTACACAGAACAATTTAAAGAACTTCATAATACTTTAGATCATCAATTAACTATTGATGAAACTAATGAATTATTAATGTTTTATCAAAAAGTATTGGATAGAGTTGAAAAAGAGACTGACATAGTACTTGATAAGATTTTAGACCCCAAAACAACTTAGAAATGACATTCATGAAAGGAGGTTTACTCATGTATAAAGGTTATTTAAAGTCGAGTGGCAAGCGTACTATTACAACTTTTAAAGATAATAAAGATGTGTTATTAGACTATAAACAAGCTAGAGCATTAAAAAGTTTTGTTGGTGTGTTAGATGAAGATTACATTATGGTTGATGTTGATGATATGAATGAAGCACAGTTATTACTTAATATCATTGAAGATGAACAAATTAAATGTAATATTCTAGAAACTGACAATGGTATGCATTTTTATTTCAAAGGTTATAACATGACCAATAATAAAACTAAGAATTTTTCAGCTATTGGTATTATGTGCGATTATAAGTTAGGAATTAAAAACAGTTGCGACCCTTTAAAAATTAATGGAGAGTTTAGAAAATGGCTTAAACGTGTTGATGAAACTGAAATTGATGAGTTGCCAAAATGGTTAGAAGCGTCATTTAAAACAGATCCAGGTTTCACTGAACTTGCAGAGGGTGACGGACGAAACCAAACATTATTTAATTACATTCTTAAATTACAACAAATAGCGATGAGTAAGGAGGAAATACGAAATACAATAAGGTTAATTAATAAACATGTGCTATTTGAACCTATATCTGATAAAGAATTGGATATTGTTTTACGTGATGACGCTTTTTTAAAAGAATCTTTTTTTATTAATGGTAAATTCCAACATGATTTATTCGCTAAATACCTTATTAATGAGTATCACATTATTAGAATAGCAGATATTTTGCACATTTATATTGACGGTTATTATTCTGATAAACAAGACGATATAGAAAGATTAATGATTAAACATATTCCTGGTTTAAAAAAGATACAACGACAAGAAACGCTATCTTATTTACAGCTACAGACTGAACAAAAAGAATTATCACCAGTGAATTATTTAACACTTGCAAATGGAATATATGATTTAAATACTAATTCGATGCAACCATTCACACCTGAAATAATTGTGAAAAATAAAATACCCGTTCCATATATTGAAAATAGCTATCATGAAATCACTGATAAAACATTTAATAAGTTAGCAGTAAATGACCATGAATTAAGAAATTTATTTGAAGAGATTTTAGGTTACACATTATTTAGACGTAATGAATATGGTAAGTTTTTCATATTAACGGGTGGTGGAAGTAATGGTAAATCATCATTCTTGAAGATTTTACGTGCATTAGTCGGCGATACCAATACATCAAGCGTCGCACTTAAAGATTTAAACGGCCGTTTTAAAACAGCAGAATTATTCGGTAAGTTAGTCAATCTAGGCGATGATATTGGAAAAGGTTTTATTAAAGATAGTGCAGAACTGAAAAATCTAGCTACAGGTGAAACATTAGTTGTTGAGCGTAAGGGAAAAGACCCTTTTGATTTACGTAACTATTCAAAGCTTATTTTTAGTGCGAATGAAGTACCAAGAATTGATGATAAAACAGACGGTTTAAATCGACGTTTAATGATTGTACCTTTTAAAGCTAAATTCACGAATAAAGACGATGATTACGACCCATTCATTATTGATAAGTTACTAAGTCCTGATTCATTACAGTATTGTTTAGTCATGGCTATAAGAGGATTAAAACGATTGTTAAAAAATAATCGCTTCACCAAACCTAAATCTGTAACTGCAGAAATAGAAGCATACAAAGAAAGAAACAATCCTGTTTTAGCATTTCTTAATAATGAAGAACCTAAACTAGAGAATGAATCGACTAAAGATATCTATACACAATATAGTGAATACTGTGTTGAATATGGATACAAGTCTGTGAGTAGAGCAGTTTTTACTAAAGAGGTATGTCGTTTAAAAAAAGTAGAATCAAAACAAATTAGAGTGAATGGTATAAGAGAACATATATATGTCTTATGTACATAAGACAAAATTTAATATAATAAGACACACATAAGACACCTTCAAAGCCTTATTCATCAACAGTTAAATCTATATTTTCATAAAGTGTCTTATGTGTCTTATGTGTTTTTAACTTCTTATATAAAAAAGACTACTATATATAATAATATATATAAAAGAAAAATATTAATACATAAGACAGACAAATGGCCTTGAAATTTGACTCAAAGCCTTGATAATAAAGGATTTGCTGGGTGTCTTTTTACTCAGAAAATTGTCTTATGACATAAGACAAATACCAGATTTTAGTGTATTATTACACTGTATAAAATAAAGAGGTGCTTTTAATGTTAGATTTGTTAATGTCGTATCTATTAAGTAAAAATAAAGTTTTAAAACGGATAAAAAGTTTAATGCAGTGTGATGTTGTAGACATTAACGAACTTGCATTAAATAGACAGATATTAAGTGATATTAATTATGTGATTGAATGGTTGAGAGAGGGACACGAGCCTAATAATTATAATGCGATAGATAAACGTCAATGCTATTTAGTTAATCCTGAAACAATTGAAAAGATGATTGATCAGTCAATGTACCAAAAACAGAGTGAAGATGAATACAGTGATTTTATTCACGATGTTAATCATCAATCTTACTACGCTTTAATGAAATTAACTAAGCAAGAGCTAGATGTTTTCTTAATGCACAAGTGTGAACAGTTAAGTTTAAATGATGTAGCAGGATTATTAAGCATTAGTAAAAGTGCTGCACAAAGTTATTTAAAGAGAGCAGTTAATAAAATTAATAGTGAGATGCAGTGTAATTTGTTTTTATAAATTTTTGCTATACGAATGATACATTAGTGAGATAGTTTTAACGACGACTATCTCAAGCTGTTGTGATTCTCATGGTATGTTCCTCCTTTGAAAAGTTATTTTATCTTACACGAAGAGCGTCCGATAGAACAATCGGGCGTTCTAAAATTTAAATAAATAGTGTAGTATATAATATAACTATAAATAAAGAGAGGTTATATAATATGTTGACTTTAAGCAAAGTAATAGAACCAGGTGATTGGTTAACTTTTTTTGGAACATTAGTAGGTGCATTAATAGGTTCATTAATAGCTGGAGGAATCGCTATATACGTAGCTCATCGTCAGAATAAACAACAAAACGACTACATTGAAAAGCAGAATGAGTTAGATGAAAGAGTTAAAGAATACGAATTACTTTACAAACATATTGTAAAATTAAATGATGATATAAATCAAAAACAAGATAAATTAATATATACTTTAAACAATTTAGCATTAGAAACAGATAGTTTAAAACGGTATCAATACTTATTGAATATTTCTTATGATATCGGTTATCTAAATAATACTACTAAAGTTAAAGTTGAATCTATAAAAGATATAATGAATAAAATGAATGCTAGTACTAGTTTATTAGATGCAAATACTTATATGAGTAAATTGCAAAGTGCTAGAGAGTACACAAATAATGAAACAGAAACTGACATAAATATTACTGATGAAAGTGTTGAAATTTTAAGTGAGAAGATTAATGAAATAGGTAACGCTAAAAATATATTCGTAGAGAATTTATATAAGTCTTTATCTCAACAATTAAAACAAACCTATAAATAAAAATAATACCCATACAAAAATATACCCATCAGATTTTTTATACCGTGTATAAAATAGTCTGGTGGTTTTTTGTATACCCTAGAAAAAATAGAGGTGGGTTAGTTTATAGATATTAAAAAGCTATAGTAAAAATTATACTGAATAAACAATACGATAAATAAACATTGGTTTTAAAAATTTATCCAGTAAATTTTGTTAGGATAAATTAATTTTAGATATTGATCATGAAGAATTGATTTAGTAAATAATTATATAAACTTAAATACTTGAGGTGGTTAAACAATGTTGGAGTTAGATACTAAGGATAAACGTAATAAGTTCTATCATAGCACTGATTGGAATCAATTAAGAATGAAAGCTTATTTACGTGACAATCGTGAATGTCAACATTGTAAGCAAGAAGGTAAAGTAGTTAAAGGGCAGAACGTACATCATATACAACCTATTGACCTTAGACCTGATTTAGCTTTGAGCATTGATAACTTAATTACTTTATGTATTGATTGTCATAATAAGGTTCATGGTCGTGTGTATGGTGGAAGTCGTAAGCAATGGAATGATGAACAATGGTAAGTGATATACATAGATGTGTATGACGTCTTAGATATATAGATTATATAGTTAACTTGTATGATTGATTGTTGAAATGAATTTTAAAATTTATTTTTTAATTTTCATTTTTTTCGTTTTTAGTTAAGTGATAGACACATACACTTTAATAGTTTTATTTATACATATAATTTAAATTAATTTTATTTTTATAATTAAAATTAAGACTGTCCCAATCCCCCCCGGAGTGAGTGATTTAATATTTTATTTTTTCTCTTGAGCGGGTGCGGGGTCGTTTTTGTCGAATGTAAGAGTAATTTTACAATTTTAAGGAGGTGCCAAAATGCCGGTTTCTACTAAAAAAATTCGTGAGAGTATGTTAGCTAGAGTTGATGATACCGATTTTTTGGTAATTGAGAAGATTGAGAGATACATTGCACTTGTTAAGAAATACAGGCAACTGATTACTGCAATTAATAAAGAAGGTTTAACAATTAATGTAAATAATTCATCTCAGCATTACATAAAAACACACCCCAGTATGTCTGATATTATTAAGATAAATAAAGAACTGTTAATGTTGGAAGATGCAATTTTCAAACGCTCAAAATTTAAAAAAGAATCTAGTAACGACAAACCTAAAACGTTATCTTTGAGGGATAGAGTTGCTAGTAGTAAATAAGTACGTTACTGATTATATTAATCAATACAAGCAAGGGAAGATACTTTTTAATGAGGAGCGTAAACAACTTGTAGACTATTTGGAAGACTTTATTTTTCCAAGAAATGATTTATATTTTAATGATGAACAAATTGAAAATCTTATTAATTTTGCTAAAGAATTTTACTTTGAATTAGATGATTTTCAGAAATTCTTAAGTGCTTTCTTATTTCTTTATTATAAAGAAGATAACGATATTTTTTATGACCAATTTTTTATTATGGGTGGTCGTGGGGTAGGTAAAAATGGACTTGTATCTGTTTGGTCTCATTTTTTCTTAAGTGATTATAACCCAGTTGATGAATATGATATTTCTATTGTAGCTAATACTGAAAAACAAGCTAAAACATCATTTATGGAGATATATAACTGCATAGAACGTAATAATTTAGATGACTATTTCAGAAGAAACTTAAAAGAAATTACAGGAAAAGCGACCAATAGTAAGTTGCAATATCATACTTCAGCACCTAGTAGCAAAGATGGTTTGAAAGACGGTATGGTTATTTATGATGAAATTCATAGAATGGAAAGTTATGACATTATTAATGTTTTTGGTTCAGGATTAGGTAAGAAAGACAATCCACGAGAAATTTTTATTGGTTCAAACGGACATGTTCGTGGTGGTGTGATTGATGACATGTTAGATAGAGCAAATAAGATTTTAAAAGGCGAAGTGTTAGACGATCATATGTTTTGTTTCTTATGTAAGATAGATGATGTTAAAGAAGCAGACGATCCTTATTCATGGGAAAAAGCAAACCCTCAATTTTCTAAACCGATGACACCATACGCTAAAAATTTATATAAACGTGTAATTAAAGAACATCAAAAGCTAGACAATAATCTAAAATACCGTGCTGAATTCATGGCCAAAAGAATGAATTTACCTGAAACAGACTTAACTGAATCAGTAGCAACTGCAGATGAAGTATATAAAACAAATAAAGAAATTCCTGACCTCCTACATAAAACGTGTGTAGGAGGTTTAGATTTCGGTTCTGTTCGTGACTTTACTGCTGTTGGTTTACTTTTTCGGGAGGGCGATGATTACTATTGGAAAACACATTCATTTGCTAGAAAAGATTATTTAGAAAAAGCAAAGTTAAAACCCCCAATTCACGAGTGGGCAGATAAAGGGCTATTAACAATTGTTGATGAACCTACTATTGACCCAAGACATGTAGTGAACTGGTTTGTCGAGATGAGAGAAATATACAACATTGAAATTATAGTTGCTGATATGTACAAGTTAGACATTATTAGGCCACTGTTAGAAGCAGAAGGTTTTAATGTACATTCAATCAGAAAACCTTCAGCAATTCATGGATTACTAGCACCACGAGTTGAATCGCTATTCGCTAATAATAATTTGTATTGGGGTAAAAATCCTTTAATGAATTGGTACACGTTTAATGTTTATAAAAATGTAACGAAAGACGGTAATGTTCAATATCTAAAAAAAGATGAACATAGACGTAAAACAGACGGTTTTCAAGCTATGATACATGCTTTGTATAAAGCTTCTGAAGTATTAACAGATGATGTTGATTTCTTTTTAGACGAACTTCATTTTTAGAAAGGAGGTAATACAATGGGATTGTTATATGACTTATTTAAATCAAATCGTAAAACTGCTGAAGAATTAGGTTTTTCAATTGCATCTGTCAGTAATAAAGCACATATGAAAAGGTTAGCCATTAATAGTTGTATAGAGCTTATATCAAAGACAATTAGTCAAGTCGAATTCAAAGTTAAGGATAAGAATAAATACACTAAAAACTCAATGTATTACAAATTGAATGTAAAACCTAACGTGAATGAATCGGCCACTCAATTTTGGCAAAAGGCAGTCTATAAACTTATATATGATAATGAATTACTTATTATTCAAAATGACATTGAAGATTTGCTAATAGCTGATGATTTTAATGTGAATGAGTATGCTCATGTTTCAAATATTTATGAGCATGTGAGAATTGGTAACTTTGAATATGCAAGAACATTTAAATCTGATGAAGTCATTCATATTAAATATAATAATGAAAATGCAGAAATGATTTTAAATGATTTATACGGTGATTATGGAGATTTGTTTGCTCGACTGATAGAGTTTCAAATGCGTAAATCTCAAGTACGTTCAATTGTAAAAATTGATAGTAAGTGGGCTAGTGATAAAAAGAAAATGGAAAAGGTAAATAAATTCATTGAAAGTATATATGACAACTTTAAAAATAAGTCTTTTGCGATTGTACCTGAACAAGAAGGGTTGCAATATAAAGAACAAACTTTATCACAAGCTGCGAATAGTGTTGATGATGTAGAAAAAGTAGGTAAACAATTCCTAAATCATTGCGCTACTAAATTTGGTATTCCTATTCAGTTACTTACGGGAGATATTGCTGAAGTAGAACAAAATACAAAGCGATTTATTAGAATGACAATTAAGCCATTATTAAATCTCATAGTAACTGAACTAAATGCAAAATTGTTTGATAAAGAAGAGTATTTAAATGATTCAAAAATTATAGCTAATACTTTACCTATTAACTTTGATAATATATTTGAAATTGCTAATCAAATAGACAAGCTTATTGCTAGTGGTGTATTTGTTGGAAATGAAATCAGAAGAGAATTAGGTTTTGAAGAAAGTAAAGATCCGTTAATGAATGAACATTTAGTTACTAAAAACTATCAAACTTTAAAACAGTTGAAAGAGGGTGTTAACTAATGAAGCTAAACAAAATTGAACATACTTTTTCAAGTATGAAGTCAGAAACATCAGATGAACATGTATTGATTATTTCTGGAGCAATTGGTGAAGGTGGCTATTTTTACGAAGGTACGAGTGCAACTGACGTGAGAAAAGCGTTAGAAAATGTTGAAGCTAAGACGATAAGAATTAAATTAAACTCACCAGGTGGAAATGCATTCGATGGTTTAGAAATTTATAACTATCTAAAAGATTTAGACGCACATGTAATTGTCGAAGTAACTGCATTAGCTGCAAGTGCAGCATCTATTATTGCAATGGGTGCAGATGAAGTTATCATGAGAACGGGCTCTACAATGATGATTCATAACGCTTCAACTATAACATATGGTAATAAAGACGAAATGTTAAAAGTGCATGAGTATTTAGCTAAGATTGATACTTCTATCATTGATGTATACAAAGAAAAAACCGGTTTGAGTACTGATGAAATTAAGGAGATGTTGAACAATGAAACATGGTTTACTGCATCTGAAGCGGTTGAAAAAGGTTTTGCAGACTCTTATGAAACGCAAACCAAAGAAGAAAAAGAAATTACAAGTTATTTAAATAGCAATTATTCTATTTCTCAAAAGATAGATGTTGAAAATGAGATTAAAGAAATAAAAACTCAAATTTCAGAATTACAAAATCAAAGTGATAAAAATCAAGAAGTGAAAGACAAATCAGTTAATGATAATCGTCTTAAATCACTTCTTTTTTAATACTAAAATATTGGAGGTTTTAATATGACAATTAAGTTTAATAAATCGGAAAAATTTGTAAATGCAAAAAAAGCATTTGTAGCATCATTAACGAATAGTGAATTAAGTGAGGAAAAGAGAGAGGAAATTGTTTCAGACTATGTACAAGCATTATCTGATGATGTAGTAACTACAATTCAAAACGATGTTAATACTCAAATTGCAGACAATGCTGTACTCGTATCACGTGGACAGTCAACGTTAACATCTGAATAAGTGCGTTATTTTAACCAAGTAGCACAAGACGGATTGTTTAAAGAAGAAAAAGTATTACCAGTGACGTTTATCGATAAAGTATTTGAAAACTTAGTTAAAGAACACCCATTATTAAATGCTATTGGTGTAACAAATATGGGAGCAGTAACTGAAATTATTACTGTTGATCCAAGTGGTGCTGCAGTATGGGGTGATTTGTTTGGAGATATTAAAGGACAAGTCAATGCTGCATTTAGTAAAAAACGTTTCGACATTCTTAAATTAACTGCATTTGGTGCTATTCCAAAAGATATGCTTGATTTAGGGCCAAAGTATATTGCCGACTACATGGAAAAATTATTAGGTGAAGTTATGGCTACAGGGTTAGAAACAGGCTTCTTAAATGGTGGAGGGTCTACACAACATCAACCAATCGGATTAACAAAAGATGTAGCTGAAAATGGTGGAGTATCAGACAAAACTTCATCTGGAACATTAACTTTTGAACCTGGTGCAACAGTAGTCAATGAAATTAAAGAAGTTAAAAAAGCATTATCTAAAAATGCTAAAGGTGTATCACGCAAAGTAGATGGAAAAGTTACGCTTGTACTTAATCCATCAGATGCAGCTTCAGTAAGTGCAACATCAACAGTACTTACTGCGAATGGAACGTATGTGACAGTAATTCCTGGAAACATTGAAATTGTTGAATCGGAAGTAATGACAGAAGGTAAGGCGTTATTCTTTGTAAAAGGTCAATATGTTGCTGGAGCAGGAGGCAAAGCAAGTTTACAAGCTTATGATGAGGCGTTAGCAATGGAAGATGCACGTTTATATATCATTAAGCAATATGCGAATGGTTTACCATTAGACAACAAAGCAGCGTTAGTTTATGACTTAAACATTGCAACTCCAAAAACAACTGGTAGAAAAAACACATCATCATAAAAAATTAAGGTAGGTGATTTCACGTAATGTATATTCCAATTGATGTTTTAGAAAAATTAAAAAGTCGTTTGCATATTGTTAATTCTGAAAGTGATAGAAATTTAGAAGAAATGATTGAAGCATCTATTGTTAAATTACAAAATACATGTGGTGACTTTAATATTCAAGAAAATGCACAAGCTAGAGAATTAGTGTTTGAGCGTGTACGTTAT